TTTTATCCTTACCGTACATTAAACCAGCACCAATACCAGCTTGTAAACCACTAAGAGCACCACTAGCAAGAATCTGTGCAGTAGGTGTACCACTAATAGTTGAAGTATCACCGGGCATAAATATCTGAAGTTCTTGATAATTAAAATCTCTTTGATTTAATCTATTCTGATATGCTGTATCAATATCTCTTCGTTTATTCATATCAGTAATTCTAAGGTTAGCCATATTAGTAGATGCATTCATCATGTTCTGTCTTAATAAAGCTCTTGCTGTTCCAGAAGATGCTGATATGTTTCTACCAGATATACTAGATAATAGAGCTGAATTAACTTGATTGGTTTGTTTACTATATTGACTCTTAGAGTTATCAAATCCAAATTTCTGATAAACTTCTTGAATAGCTCTTTCAGATAAAGCAGTTCGTTCTATTTGTTTATTTTGAATGGCTTTTGCAAGATTAGCTTTTGTAATATTTCTATTATTAGCATCAATTTGCCAGCGTCTTTGAAAATTTGCATTTTCTGCTTGCATCTGTGCTTGCTTTGCTTGTGCCTGTGCTTGACTAGAAGCACCAAAACCCTGTAGTAAACTGGATGCCATAGCCATTCCACCCATAATACCGCCAACTGCTAATGCCATTTTAAATCCTTTCCTAAAAACAAAAGTATGTTATTTATTTTTATATCTAAATCTTCAGTATAAACTTCTAAAATTGAAGAATTATTTTTAGTTTCTAACCATTTAGTTAGTTTATTACTAGAATCTTCTAATAAAAACTCAACTGTTTCATTAGAATAAAAAAGTTTATTTATTGGTAAAGTTAATTCGTCTTTTAAAACTTTAGCCATACTTTCTAATTGTTTCTGTTTATTTTTTCTTTTTAAAACAACAATATTATTAATTTTAGGGTGTTCTATGTATTCTAAAACACTAGGCCATATTTTACAAATAGAGTTATTTAATTTATTATTTTTTAATAAAAATGGAAGTTCAAAAGGATTAATTTCCCAATACCCATTTGGATTGTGCTTATTAATTGTTAACCCATCAAGAAACATTTCACCATTAATTGGTAAACCAGCTTCTTTTACTTTTTGCATTACAAAAGAAGTTCCAGTTCGCTGTCCATATCCAGTTACGACATTTATATTCATCTTTTAAATCTTTTTTTAACAAGACTTGGATATTGTTTTTTATTGTATTCATCAGAACCATTTAATAAAATAGCTCCGCTAATTCGATCACCTAGAATTCCTATTGATCTCTTATTACTCATCCAGTCTTTAATCTGTTGTTTAAATTCATCCTGTTTATTCTTTTCAATTTGTGAATCAGCATCAAGTGATAAAGAATCCTGCCAGTAAGCAACAGCACTAGATAGAATATCAACTCTATCGTCGTGTTTAAGACTACCACGACGGCTTGTTATTCTTGTTATTTGTTTTTGATTTTCCTGATCTTTAATTGCTTTTGTATTAAAGATTAATTTATGAACTGCCATTATTGGTTCTAAAGTTCTTATAATTCTTTCTTCTTTAGAACCACTAACTCTAAAGTCTTCAATAGCAATTTGTCCACATATCTGAGATACGATTGGTCTTAGTAGATTACAATACATAGCATCACCAAAGTTAGCCTCAACTCTAATTAAATTAATATCATATTGATAAGCTAACTTAGCAATCTTCTTTAATAAGACTTCTTCGTATCCTCCTTGCATACCAAGCAATTCATGTACGATGACATAGCCATTGACAAATGACGCAATGCAAATAGCCGTTTCATCTGATCCACGGCCACTAGGGTCAACAAACATTGCAGTCTGCATATACGGTATAAAATTAGGGCTAATCCATTGTGGTTCATATAGTAGATCTCCTGAAATACCAAACGATTCAATTTGTTTCTTTGGAGTACGCTTTTCCCAAGTAATCTTTTCAGGGAATACTTCAGGATTAACATCAATAACTATTAAATCTTCTAACTTAAGGGGATACTTAGCTCTATCACTAAGGGTAGGATCTAATTTGTAGTGAAGTGCAAATAACCTTGGTCCAATCTTAGCTTCTCTAGACTTAAGTACATCTATAGGGAATCTCTCTGGTTGTGTTGATTCTCCTACTTCTAGCTCCAACTTTAGGATATAATCAGCACAGTTATCTATTTCACCCGGAACATCTGGATTTGGCATAACTGCTGGAAACTTTATAATAGGATAAGAGTTAGATAATTTAAGATAAATACTATCTGTTGATTGATATGTTCCTAGAATACGAATACAACCATCTGGTGTATTGTTTCTAATTTGTTCTAACTCAGCTAATTTATTTAAAAGTTTTTCTCTTGCTGAAGGAGTATCTGCGTTTTCTTCAATCTCAACATCGTCTACAATAATATCATCGGCGTGGCTACCAGTTATCTGACCAGTAATACCTCTAGCGTAGCAAGATAAATCCTGACCGAATACTGTACGACAACCAATATTAAAACCGAATGCACTATCTTTATCAAATTCTTTTGGTTTAAGATGATTGCAGTATGGAACAACTTCTAAGATTTGTCTTACCTGAGCAATAAAGTTAATTGCTCTTAAAGTTGTTGCAGAGATAACCATAATAGTTCTATCTGGGTTTGTTAGTAATCTCCAACTAGCAAAGCAAGCATTGATTACAGATTTACCTGCACCACGACCAGCCTGTAATTGGAAGTCTCTTGGTCCAGTTTGCATTAGATCTGCCATAGCGTATTGTAATGGTGTTGGCTCTCCAAGACCTAGGTACTTAAAACAGGCCCATAGGTGGTTTCTAAAGTCTTCAACCATTTCTTGCGGTGCTTGCATACATCCTCCATAATAGGAACTACAACAATTATGTCATAGTTCCTTGTTATCAGCCATTGGCTGCTTTAAATTTAAATGGAGCCTTGGAAGCCATCTTAGCTTCTAGCTCATCTAGCGTAGCATTGGAGATACCATCCAGTACCTCCCTATTGTCGTTTATAAGCCCTCTAATGACCGTATAAAGCCCCGGAGTACATCGGGTGGGGTCATCTAGGTCTAAGAGCAGCTGGCTCAGTAAACGGTCATTAAGGCGTTTAATGAGATCCTTGTTATCGGACATATTCAGCCTTTGATCCAAGTCTTGATCTTATCAACACTTACGATATGACCAGCTACATAACCAGCAAATAACATAAAGCAACCAAACCAAACACTTCCTAAAAATGATTCCATATTATTCTCCTTATAAAGAAAAGTCTCTAACATATACTTTAAAAACTGTAGATTGTGTAGATGTTGGGGTTGCCCGTAATCTCATTTTATTATTACCAGTACCTCCAATATCTACTGTATAGGTTGCATTAGCACCACCTATATTTATATCACTAATGGTTGCTGTAGATACAGTTGTATTACCATTGTGTATTGCATTTATTTCTGTTAATTGATATTTTCCACCTGTAGTATTAACAGCTTGAATAATAAACTTAGCACCTCTAATACTAGATTTATCTACTTGTAATAAGTTAATTTGAGTTGTAGCTGTTGTTGTAACTGTTGCTGAAAAACCAAAACTTATATCAACTCCAGAAACAGTTGATATAAAATTTGAAGATGAAATTTGAGGAGTAACAACACTAATACCATTAAAGTTTGCAGTATAACCACTAGGATCAATAAATAGATATTCTCCACTAGTTACTCCAGAAACATCACCAATAGCAAGACCAGTAGAACTATCTAAATTAATTCCACCGCCGTAATCAAGAATACTAATTCCAGCAGTACCTAAAATTGATGCAACATTTCCTGCTGATACTAAAGTATCACCAGCATTTCCATCTACAGATATATAAGTTGATCCAGATGAAATTTCACCAATAGAAACATATGCTTCTGTGGCATCATTAATTGCTAAATTAGTTCCTGATATTGAAGTTGCAGTAGCTGCTCCAATATTTGGAGTAACTAATGTTTTATTAGTTAATGTTTCTGTACCAGTTATTGTTGCAATATTTAATGAATTAATAGTAGAATTAATCCATTGTGATGTACTAGAGTCATATCTTAATAAGTTATTATTAGCAGCACTAGTAATTGTAACATCACCAAAGTCATCAATAACAGAATAAGAAACACCACCACCACCGATATTTGCAGTATTTCTAAATAAACCTGCTGCAATAAATTTAGCATCTGTTGCATTATTTAAAGCTGTTGCATTTCCTTTTACAATTAAATAACCAAGAAATACACCTTGAGTTGCTGTTGAATCGTTTTCAGAGAAAGTTTCATATTGAATGTTTGCTTGAGCTGATTCAATGGAATTATATACTTGTCTTCCATAATAAGAACCCATAACTAAAGGTTGATTTGGAAGAGCAAATAATCTTTGTACTGTATATTGACCACCAGATACCGAGTTTAAAGTACCTGTTCCATCATCCCATTTAGTTGGATCTATTGCTGAATTAACAACTGTAGTAAACCCACCAGAACCATTTCTATACCAACGATATATAGTTGTTACTGGATTTGCATTTGTATCTGTAACAATATTAGGATTATTTGGATCTGTTGGATAGTTTCTACCAAGTGCATACGATTTACCAGAACTTTTATTTACTTGAAGATTAGCACCATTTGCTGATATTTCATATCCAGATAATTTTAATGGACCAAATGCTCTAATAAACGGGTCCATTTGAGATGGTTGTCCATATGAAACATGTGGATATGCTTTTGCAATATTAATAGTTGCTCTATCTGGATGTACTAAAGCACCTAGTGGAATCTGTGTTTCATATTGTGTATCTGTCCAGCTATTTGATTGTTGTACAATAGTACCACTAGAGTTTATTGAAATCCAAGTTTCATCAGTACTTGCTAAGTTTGTTAAAGTAATTCCTGTTTGTGCTGCCCAAGTTACATTTGTTACAGTTGGGTTTGGCATTGCAGTAAGAGTAGCTCCAGTACTAACAATCATGCCAGCACCAGCAGTAAGGTCAAATTTACTAGGATTACTAGCGTTAATACTAACTAGACCGCCATATAGAATGCCTGTTTGTAAGTTTTCTATAAGACGATCATTTGGAACTCCATCCCAATTACCATAAAAGTTAACAGCAGTTACATTTCCAGTAGTAGTTGTATAGTTACCAGAAGAATCTATAAGGTTTACTGGAGGATCGCTGATTGAATAACCAGCTTTTGAATTAAATCTATTAATAGCCATATATTATTCCTTATGGTTGTGCAACTAATGGAGTATCCCAATTTCTATCCATACCAAACATACAGAATGCAATAACTCTGTGACGCATGGTATTATTAGTTAATGGAGTAACTTCAATATTAAATGTTTTTGTAGCAGACCTATAAGCAAAGTTATAAGTACAAATATTAGTAGTTGTTGCTGTATGACCATACTCAGTATGATCTGGAGATGGTGATTGTGGGTTTCCATTTCCGTTCCAATCGTGATCCATAAGAACTAACATCTTAGTAAGTCTTCTTTTTGTTACTGCTTCTGGAGTAGCACTAGTACCAGTTGTATTTCCAACATCAGTTTCAATAATAACATCAGCAGAACCAATAATAACATTAGTAGCTATGTTAGTTCCTTGGTATAAAGGAAAAGACATCAATACTTGATTTGCTGTGGTAGTTCCTGTAGTTACTTCGCTAGTTATAATTCTAGATACTGTAGAAATCTGTGGTGTATATAGAATTGGGTTATTATTATATACAAGATTACCACTTCCAGTTTCATCATTAATAACTTGTGCTAGTTGGTTTGATGTTGTAGACGCAAATTGTCCAAGTCCTTGGTTTTTATAAGCATAAACACCTTCTGGTGATATTTTTACAGTACCTTTTAGATTACCTCTAACATCGTGTGTTTCTTGATTAATATCAATCGGTCTTCGTCCGGGCATTGTCTTCCTTTCTCCAAGCTGCATCAAATTCTGGGTCACTAAGGCGTTTAGCAGCAATCCATTCTCTTACAGTCTCTGGGTTCTTATCACTAAGGACAGACTGTGCCAAGGCTGCTTCTTTCTTTTTATTACTAGGAATCCATCCTATAGCCAAGCGAATAGCTTGACCAATTCCTGTTTGCCAAAGTATAACTACAATAGCAATTCCAATAATGGAAACAAATCCGTATTGGAGTAGAGTTGCCCACCAAGGGGTAACATCTTTGATATTTCCAAGTACACCAGCAATATCAGATGTTTCATCTAGAATAATCTGTGCGTGTTTATGTGCAATTGTAATATCTCTAGTATCTAGAATCTTAATCGCATTTTCCTGAACTATATGGTTACTAGTAGCAATCTCATTTACAGAAGAGCAACCACATAGTAACAATATACTTAGGAATCTTTTCATAGCATTTGTCTTTCTAAAACCTCTATACGATGTCTTAGTTCTTTTAATTCTCCAATAACGGTAATAATACTTTTACCTTGTTCAATATCTGTTTTAACAAGGTCTTTGGTAATTTCTTTTAGAACCAACAATTCGTCCATGCTACGATCAATCATAGCATCTCGTTTGCCTAGTTTAATTATTACGGTTACTACTCCTATTGTTAGAATTGCTAGCTGCATTACTGCAACATAGACTGATAATTGATTATCGTTCATAATATAAACCTTGTATTTATTTTATAAATATCTTGTTATTATTCCCATATAACTATGATATGTTGTATTAGCCCATCCAGTTGCAATTATAAAACCTTCGTTTGTTTGTAAATTATAATCCATATTTTGTGTTGGTGTAGCACCATTGACATATACAGTTCTCATATACCCCTGTTGTACAGTACCATCAGTTCCGCCCTTAAACAGATAAACAACTATATCAGTACCATAAGAAATACCTCTTGCTTCAGCTATAACTGGAGTAGCTGATGTATTCTTGATTGATAGTGTTCGTATTGTACCAGCTGGTGATGTTGGAGCTCTACCAGTAAAAACATATGTTTTACCCACAGCTAAAGTAGATACATCAACTGTCCAAGTACTTCCAAAATTACCAGTTGTTCCAACATCTTGATATATAACTTGTGGAGAAACGGAATCAACATATGCTTTATTTGCTAAATGACTATTTTGTGTTGGTGAATTACTACATGTAAATAGTGGTGCTGTAATAGTACCCAAACTATCAACTGTACCATTAGCTTTACCTATATTAATATCACTACAATTAGCACCAATATTAATTTGTGTTGCTGGTGTTGCCAATAGATTAAAAGTATTGGCAGTACTATCTAAATCACCACCATTAACATTTATATCTCCACTAGTAGTAATACCAGTATCATTAACTCTAAATCTTTCAGTAAATGTTAGATCAGTACCAGCAGTTACTGATGGTGCATTTCTATAAACAAGTTCTTTATTTTCAAATGCTAATTGACCAGCACTATCTGTTGCTAATGCTTTAACTAGATTAGTATTATTAGTTGCTGTTCTATAATCTAAGTTATAACCAATAGTTCCTGCTCCATTAGTACCATGACCAATAGTAATTAGGGGTGGTAAAATAACTTGTTTTTCGTTTGTATTAGTACCACCATCAGTAACATCAATTGATCCTCTTGTACTATTTGATCCAATTGATAAAGTTGTTGTTTTTGTGTTACCAACAACAGTTAAACCACCTGTAATAGAACCAGATCCGGCGGTTAAACCATTAGTTACTGATAGAGTTGAGCTAAATGTAGTAGCATTAGAGAATGTATTATAACCACCCCAAACT